ATTAATCATTGCATCATATAGACAAAATCTGGGAAGAGATCCTGTAGCGGAGGAAGTTAACAATTGGTTGGGTCATCTTGATGCGACTGGTGGACAGATCGGTGATGCTCTGCAAGGTATTGCTAATCACAAATTGGCACAAGAATATAGATGCCAACAGAGTGGAAGTGATCCTCTCGGACAATCATTCTTTGTGGATGAAGAATCTGGTATTTTTGTTACTTCTGTTGACGTATTCTTTAGATCAAAAGATGATTCGTTACCAGTCACCGCACAACTTCGTCCAACAAAACTTGGTCTTCCAACAAGTGAAGTATATCCATTTAGTGAAGTTGTTCTTGATCCAGATCAGGTTCAGGTTTCTGAAAATGCAATTCTTCCAACCAGAATTACATTTAAATCTCCAGTATACTTAACAGGTGGAGAATACCATTCCTTAGTATTGCTTTCGGATAGTAATGAATATACTGTTTGGATCTCTAGACTTGGAGAGGTTGATATAACTACTGCTGTATTAGATGAGTCTAGACAAGTTGTTGTTACTGCACAACCACTTCTTGGTTCTCTTTACAAGTCACAGAACGGACAAACATGGAATCCAAGTCAATATGAAGATCTTAAGTTTACTCTAAACAGAGCAATCTTCTCTCCCGAAGGAACCGTCAATTTCTATAATCCAATTACAAATATTGACACAGATACGTCAAAATTTGTAATTAAGGATGCTGCAGAAATTTCTTCTAAGAGAATTAGAGTTGGTCTTGGTTCTACACTGCAAGAACCAGCCTTGACTTTTGGAAATACCATCAGTCAGCATGGATCTAATGCAACTGGTAACTATGTTGGTTCTGCAGGAACAGCAACTGGAACTTTAACCATTACCAATTCTGGTATTGGTTATACTCCTTCTTCTGGTTATTTCGTATATTCTAATGTTGCTACTAGCAATGTAACTGGAAATGGAAGAGATGCAACCGTAAACCTTGCTATTCAAAATGGCGTTGCTCTGGCAGCAACCATCTCTAATGGTGGAACTGGATATTCTGTGGGTGATGTATTAACGGTAACTAGCGTTGGTATAAATTCCCTCGGAAGAAACATTAGACTTTCCGTTGGTGATATTACGGGAATCAATGAATTGATTATCGATAACGTCCAAGGAGACTTCCTTGTTGGAACTGCTGGAACGATGAGATACACCAACAACTCTGGTGTAACCACGGATATCAACGCAAGCACTGGTGCAAACGTCACTATCCCTGCATCCCCAACCAACGTAACTGATGGTCTGCATATTAAGATTAATCAGAAGAACCACGGTATGCATTCTGCTCTGAATAGAGTTCAGATTGCTGATATTGCAGGAGATATTACTCCAACTAAATTGACTGCGAATTATCCCACATCTTCCACTGCGGATATTGCTGTTTCTGACGCAAGTGCGTTCGGAACATTTGAAAATGTAGGTGTTGGAACTACAAACCTTGGATATGCCAAGATTGGTGAAGAAATTATTTCTTACAGTGGAGTATCTGGAAACACCTTAACTGGTATTACTCGCTCCGTTGATGACACTGTTGCATTTGCTTATGAATCTGGAGACTTTGTTCAGAAGTATGAATTGGGTTCAGTTTCTCTACGTAGAATTAACAGAATTCATAACTTGGCGGATTCCACGGCAACTAATTCTATTGGATTAGATCACTATAATATCAAACTTGATATGTCTGAAAATGGTGTAAACAGAAGTGTTGGAACAAGTTTCCCCAAACTCTATCTTAACAGCACCAAATCTACAGGTGGTAGTAAGATCAAGTCTACTGAAAATATTCAGTATGAAATTATTACTCCAATTGTTGAAAATATTACTCCTCAAGGAACTAATATTGAAGCACAAGTTAGAACTATTAGTGGAACCAGTGTTGATGGAACTGAAATATCTTATGTTGATAAAGGATTTGAACCAATTACATTAAATGGTGCAAATTATCTTGATTCTCCAAGATTGATTGCATCTAGAGTAAATGAGACTAACTTACTGTCAACCTTACAAGGCAACAAATCGTTCACCCTTGCGTTGACTTTATCTAGCACTAATTCTGGTCTCTCGCCAGTAATTGACTTGGATCGTGTTGCAATGGTTCTTACTTCAAATAGAGTCAACCAACCAATTACAAACTATGTAACTGATAATAGAACTGCTAATTTAACTGATGATCCAAACGCATTTGTCTACGCTTCCAACCCAGTTGCTCTGGAAGCACCTGCAACTGCTATTAAGATCTTTATGGCAGCGAACATCAATAGATTTAATGATGTCAGAGCATTCTATGCAATCGCAAATGAAGAAACTGACCAGTTGATCTATCAACCATTCCCTGGATATTCAAATCTCCTTCAGAGTGGTCAGGTTATTGATAGTTCTCAAAATGATGGTTCTCCTGATAAGTTCTTCACTAAGTCTGATACACTCGCACTGGTTGAAAGTCAAGTAAGATATACTGATCTTGAATTTACAATTGATAATCTGCCATCCTTTAAATACTT